AAAATAACGGGAAGGCCCTCGAACGGGTCAACGCTGTATCCGTTTGCATACTGAACGGCCTTAAATGCAGACCAGGTAAGCTTATTCATGATGATGACGGGGTTTGTTGCTTCGTCGGAAAGATTACCGATAGCATTTGCGATGGTGTCCATTGCGATTGCGGCAACGCTGATCGCGGGCTGTCCAGGTGCGGTGCTGGTGGATGCGGTAGGTGCGGTGCTGATCTTGGAAACAAGAAGATCAGCGGCGGCCTTTGCAATTTTGTGGGTGAGCTCATCGTAGATATAGCGAAGGAAATTTTCGCCAGTCATGTCGATTGCCTCATCCGATATTGAAACGTATTTCTTGATGGAAACTGGAATCATGGTAACGATTCCGAGTACGAGTTCCTCTTCGGTGATAGCCTCATCGCCCTCGGTGTGAATCTGTGCGGGATCTGCGGAAATTTCAAAAGCGACTTTGAAATTGCCCTTAACTTCGATACGTCTTACGCGGCTCATGATTTCTTCATTTTCCCACGCGGTCTTTACGATGTCATAAACAACATCGGGAACGGGTACGGTGCCCGAAACGTTCTCGGTCAGAAGGGCTCTGCACTCTGCGTCCTTGCCAGTCTTGATGTAGTTTGCGTAAGCGTTCATATACGCCTCGGTGTTCCTAACTTCGATCTTGTTTTCTTCCATCTTGATTTCCTCTCTCTTTTCGATGATCTGAACGGTTGCGTCGTTGGCAACCTTTTCTGCGAGGGCTTTTCTCTGCTCCTCTGCGTTTACAAGTGCCTGCTTCCTCTCCTGGATTGCGTCAACTTCTGCGGAAAGTTCCTCGATGTTTGCATCCTCTGCTTCCATCTCTGTCTTTATCTCTGCGAGTCTGGCTTCGCACTCCTGGGCGGAAAAGTTCATGATTTTTTCGTTCATGCTTCATTCTCCATAATCTTGATTTTAAGTTTCAACTGCTCCTTAAGCCTTGCGCGCTTCTCGCTTTCCAGTCGCTCCGCTTTCTCCATTTCAATCACTCCGTTGAAATAGTCGCGAGTCGCTATGTCAAGTTCCGTCCCTGGATTAGCTGGGAACGAAACGGGGCTTACGTCATAAAGCTTACCCACTTTGAGGATCGTTCTTAAATGCTCCTTTTTGTCGTACTTGTCCTCGGTTACGGTGAACGCGAACGACTGCTTCGGATAATTGCCTGCGGCTATATCCTCAAAAAGCCCGCGGGCCTTTGCAGTTTTTGAAAGATCTGCCTCGTCAAAAAGGCCGTGCTCGTCGACGCCGATTTTAAGAGTTCCCGCCGAACTTCTCGCGTAAACCTGGCCTTCATGATCGACACGGAAAACAACGTCACTCATGTCGGTTTCGTCGAACGCGTGCGGATCTATCTGTTCCTTGTACTGTACGCCCTCATCCTCAAAAAGAACGTACGGCTCGAACGTGCTGGCATATCCTCTTACGATATAAGAAGGGTCGCCCGCTTCGTTCCTGGTTTCAACCTCCAGATTTAGGGTTCTGTATTCTCTGTCATTCTTCATCTGCTGAATCTCCTATTTCGACCATTTTTGTTCCCGTGCTCGCGTCGTAATATTCGCCGCGTAAAATATGGCGGTCGCCTCCGTCAATGGGCGGCAACTGCCAGATATCCCTTGCTTCGTTTATACTCAAAACGCCACGGTCGACCAGATCTCTTGACACGCTCAACTTGTCGCTGTTGTTCATGTATTGGATGCGGTTCGACGTAAAATAGATTCCCGCTTCAAAAGCCATCTGGCGTTCGGAAAAAAGCATCCGCGTCATTACTTCGGAAAGCTGGATTGCGAACGGTTCGATCGCTCCTTCATAGAACGCGGAAAACTCATCGCCGTGGGCTTTGTTCTGGATGACGTTTTCATTAACTCCGAAATAGTCGTAAACGTTCCGCTCGATCAGCTTTAATTCTTCCGCGTCGATTGCGAACGATTGCGAACTCATCTGGTGGATTTCGTTGTATGTATTCGGAAATAAAAGAACGCCGCCGCCGTTTCCGCTCTGGAAATTTTCAACGTCGAATCGCTGACGTTCCTTTGCCAGATCATCCGCTTTTGAAAAGTTCGCCGCCTTTGCATAAAAGCGGTAGCTGTTCGCGTTCTTCGTGTATTCTTCGATGCCCTGCCTTTGGATGCTTATCAATTGCATCGTTTCTTCCAGGGCGTGGTTTGAATCTCCGAAAAACTCCGACTTGTATTGATAACGGGTCAAGATTCCGATGTCGTTTAATTTTTCCGCGGTCTTTTTATTATCTTCCAGGGTGAACCGTACCCACAGTTCCCCGTTGGAAGCAATAACAAGCGAAAAATCCACGGGCCTTAATGGATAAACCCCGATGGTCGTTCCGTACTTATCACGGAGCGGAATTATGAAGGCCGTGTTTTGCACATAAAGAAGGGTCGCCAGGTGATATAGAAACTGACTCCAGGTTTGGAACGGGTTCGGCTGTTTTTTTAGCTGGGTGATGAGTTCGGATTTCGTTCCGCCTTCGATCGTGACGGCAAGTTTTGACGCGTGCCTTGCGACGGCGTCTATTGCCGAACGTACGAACTGGCTCTCGTAAATGCTCCCGCTCCATGAACGGAAGGTCGGGATGTATCCGTCGATTAATTCGAACGTTTCCCGCGCCATCATCATTTGCTTTTCGGTTTCCTTCTTCTTCGGAAATATTAATTCCTTAAGCCCCATGTTATTTGTTCTCCAACTGTTCGCCGATTTCTCCGTACCACTTCTGCCGAACGGTCAACGCATCCAGCAGGGCGGCCGTTCCGTCTATGTGGCATTTCGAATCCAGCTTGATCATTCTTACCTTGTTGCTTTCGATGTCGATCTTTAAGGCGGTATCCAAAAGATGCATTTTTAAGATGCTGTTTTTTGCGTATCGGATTTTTCCGTCTTTCATCAATCCTTCCATTTCTTTAATTACGGGTGAAAGATTGAACCCTTGGAAAACGTCATCGGTCTGGAATCCGTACGCGTTCATGTCCTGGATTAAATATTGCGCGGAATAACGGTCGTACCCGACTTTTAACGGAAGGATCTCCAAACGTTCGACAAGATCGGTGAACCATCGGAAGCAGTCGTGGTAGTCGACGAAATTATCGCCCGACGCGCTTATCAATCCTTGCTGGATATATAAAGAATAAGGGATGCCTTCGCGCTCCTGCGCCTCCTGGATTTTTTCGCCTGGAAGCCAAAAATGCGAAAACACATAAAGCACCCCGTTCTTTTCAATTACTACGCAAGCCGACGTGAGGTCGGTGGTCTGTGAAAGATCGATTCCGCCGACGCAATATGTGTGGGCGAAGTCCTCTATATTCAGATCCGCCTCGGCTTCTTCGACGACTTGCGACGATAGCCACGCCTGGGATGAGTTCTGTTTAATGTTTGCGTACTTCGTGCAAAACTCCGCCTTCTTGGAAAGCGATTCATGCGCGGTGTCTATTTCGTCAAGGATAAACTGGAAGGGAACGGATACACCCAGATTCGGAAGGCTTTTCCGTAATTCGTTTATGTCATCCCATTTTTCCTTGTCGTCGATAATATAAAAAACGGGGAGCAGGTGCTTCTCTCGGCTATTGCCTAAAAGAAACGCCGTCCCACGTTTGAAAAGTTCATCATATACGCCATCGTTCACATAGCCGCCCGAACTTATGGAAAGCGTGATCGGTTCTTCTCGTGAACCTGTTCCCGATGTCATGACCTCGTATTGCTTCAAGCCACGGGCCGCGGGCCACGAACTCATCTCATCGCATACGGTCAACATCGGGCTGTAACCGTCCGCCTTCTTTTCGCTGAATGCGATTTTTCGGATGGTCGTGTTGGTTCGGTCGATTATGTAGTCGTTTTTTCTTTTCCTGGCTCTTTTTGCCAGGTCTGGGTTTTTATCCTTCGTGAATTCAAACGCGGAAAACACGAGGTCGGATTGGTCAAGCTTCGGGGCTATGCAATAAATTTCAGATCCGAACTCGCCATCGACGAACGCTTCATAATTAAGGATCGCGGATGCCAGCAGGGTCTTGCCGCATTTCCTTCCAACAAACAAGGCAACCTCACGGAAAACGCGGCGGTCGTTTTCGTCAACGATTCCATAAAGGCATGAAATAAAAGCCTTCTCCCAGAGCTCCAACTTTAAAACCCGCGGCGCGAGTTTTCCTTTGTTGTGTCTGCAGAACGTTTCGATAAACTTGATCGCGCGGTTTGCTTTCTTCTGGTTAAAATAGAACGCCCCGTCCTCGATTCCCTTTACGATCAATTCATAAAGAAGATAAACCCATCGGCCGACGACTTCCGTCCCTTCTTTTATTTTTTGCCAGTACTCGATTATAAAATTATTCATCCTTTAAGAACTCCGATAAAGCGTCGATTGCGTCGGGTTCGTTTGCCAGGGATTTCATAATATTTATAAGCGTCGCGACCGTTCCGTTTGCGGCGGTTGCGGTTTTGTTGTATTCGGTTATTGCTGGATTGGCGACCAGGTTTTGTCTGCCTTTGACGTATTCCTTGGTTACGGTTGCCCCGTGTTCGGTTATCGCCTTTTCCAGATCTCCCAGAATTTTCATTTGTACCTGGTAGCGTTTAAACGTCGTCACGAAAAAGAAATTCGACGACACGCCCTTTTCTTCTGCCTGCTCCAGTATTGCGTTCGCTTGCTGTTGCAGGGTCATTTTCTCTTTTGCCATCTGTCACTCTCCTATTGTGGTTTCTCGACTTCTGCGGCTCTGCCTGTTAGGTTTTCCCATCGCTGGATTATTACGTCGCAATAATGCGGGTCAAGTTCTACCATGAAGCAGTTTCTATTTAATTGTTCGCAAGCCATCATCGTACTTCCAGAACCGCCGAAAACATCCAGCACGTTTTCGCCCTCCTGCGTGCTTGCATGAATAGCCCGCGCACATAAGGCGATGGGTTTCGGTGTAGCGTGTCCCAGGCCTTCGCGTTCCTTGTTGCTTGTTGCTGGAATCCTCCAAACATCGGTCAGTCCGATTTCTCCGAAGTCGTCTATTGCTTTCGCGTCAAAATACGGCTTCAATTCTGCGGTCGGGTTGTTTGACGTTCCTAACATTTTCCGCAACTCTGCGTACGGTTTCTGGAAGCATCCAGGAAAGAACGCCTGGAGTTCTTTATAATGCTTTTCGCTTATGATCGAAAATTGCGAACGGGTGAACCAGTGGCTGTACATTTGAACGCCCGTCGCTTCGGCAAGGTTCTTACCCGTCAGCCCCGCCTTCTTCGCTTCCTCCTGCATATAATCCAGGATGCGTTGGAATTTCGTGTTGAAAAATTCCGCGTTGTTGTTATTCCAGTCCATCCCCTTCATTACGAACCAGGCTTTTTCCGTTTCCTTCGGATATGATAACTGCAGGTCGCTGTTTATTCCGAACGCGGAATGCTTCGCCCAGGTTATGTAATTTCGGATAACGATTTTGTTTTCTCTTTTTAACGGCTTCAAGATCTCGGAATAGATATCCATCAAGGGTTCGTCAATTCCAAAACAATACCAACATCCCGTGTCCTTCAAGGCCTGGAAAGTTAGCGGAATCCATTCCTTGTTGAATTCCAGAAGGTCGTCGAAGTTTAGGTTGTCGTTTAAAACGCCCTCGCTTTCCTTCTTCATTCCGTACGGCGGGTCGGTAAAGACCAGGTCGATTCTGTTTCCGCCGATTAGCTTTTCGTAGGTGTAAACGTCGGTCGAATCGCCGCACATAAGGCGGTGGTTTCCTAACTTCCAAACGTCGCCTGGTTTGCATCGCTCTGGTACTTCGTCGGGAATCTCATCCTGCTGGATTTCGGGTTCTTCTTCTTCGTCGATCTCTGGCAACTCGAATCCCGTGAGCTCTATATTAAAATCCATGGCCTGCAGTTCTTCCAGTTCGGAAAGCACAACGGCCATGTCCCATTCTCCCAGTTCTCCGAGCTTGTTGTCTGCAAGGATATAGGCTTTGCGCTGGGCTTCCGTCAATCCTTCGATAAAAACGCAAGGAACGGTATCCATCCCCAGCTCTTTTGCCGCCATCACGCGTCCGTGGCCCGCGATAATGTTAAAATCTTTATCAATTAAGCACGGGGTCAAGAATCCGAACTCTTGGATGCTTGCTTTCAGCTTTTCCAGCTGGTATTCGCCGTGAATTTTGGCGTTATTCTCGTACGGGACGAGCTTTGTCGTGGTTACTTCCTGCACTTTGGCAATTTTGGCCATTTCTTTTCCCTTCTTCCGTTATTCTTTTTTATTTCGGCGGATTTCGGTTTATTTTTTCCAAAAACACGCACGTTTAAAGAGCGAAAATCTAAAC